CAATACTGAACTCAGTCTTGTTTTTTCATTGATGTTCATAAAGTGATTAAGATTTACTAATGGTTTATGAAAGAAGTTTTCTCTTTCATTAAGGTAATTAGGATCGTGTCTATCAACAGTTTTTGCACCATACATATAATAGTATTGTTTACCTGTATATGATGGATCAACTGGTGCCCAATTCTGATTGAACATATGTCCAACATCTTTGAACTTACCATCTTCACCAAGTGCAGTAACATCATATCCTTCTACACTCTCAGCAAATTCGGCATCATAAGCACCAATATTCTGTTTGTATAGATTTTGTCCATGACGTTGTGGAGCGCCTATAGCATATAATTCGAATCTGTTATCTGCGTTAGCTTGATAACTTGCTCCCATATAATATGCCCAAGCATCTGTCCATGTTTTGTCAATGACACCTTCACCTGTTTTTCTAACACCAGTAAAACTCAAGGCAAGTTTATCACCTATCATACCAGTATTATAATTAAAAGTTGATTTCAGGAATCCACCTGCACCAACTTCTTGTTTGTACTTACCACCCTTGATATGAGCAGTAGGATCAGTTATGATGTTTATAGTTCCACCAATAGAAGGTGTTGCTAAATTGACAGCGGATAATCCACGTTGCATCTGGATAGAAGATGTGGCATCGCCAACACCATCCCAGTTAGACCAATAGACCCAACCGTTTTCCATATCGTTTTGTGGAACTCCGTTAATCATCACAGCGACATTTCTTTGGTTAAAACCACGAACATTGATACGAGCATCGCCCGCACCACCACCTTGTTGAGTTGCGTATACACTTGGTGTAGTACTCAGAGCCATTGGAAGGTCTTGTGAACCAAGACGGAATTCCACTTCTGCTTTGTCTACCGTTGTGTGAGCAACAGGTGTCCTTTCGCCAGCACGTGAAGCCAAAACTTCTAATGCTGACATCTCAACTACTGATACCATAAGTCCAAAGTTGAGAGTTACATCCCCACTAACATCAATTGATTTAGTGGAAGATGCATACCCAATAGATGAGGCTGTAATTGAATAAGAACCAGGTCCTATTGAGATGGTGAATGTACCATCTGCATTTGCAGCAGCGCCCATTTCAGTTCCATCAACAACTACATTAGCTCCAACTAGGGGTTCACCAGTCTCAGATGTAACTGTTCCACTTACCTGCTGTCCAAAAAGGAACATTGGTGTAAGAAAAATTAACATCATTGAGATTAGATTACGATATATTTTCATATTCGTTCTCCTCGTTGTTTATTGTTAAGACGCATTTTTTCACAGGTGCGTCAACTGCCTGTTTTGCGGTATGTGAAATTTTAATTAGCATATTCTTGATCATCATTATCACCAGAAACAGGTATAATTTCACAAACATCATTATTACAAAATTTGTCTATCTCAGCTTCTTCGTTTTTGATTACTCCAAAAGTTAATTTACCAAGTTTCTTAACTTGTTTATTATACTCTTTTTTTTCTATTGCCTCATATGGCATTTGTCTATATGCTCCTAATGGATGTCTTGGAAGTAAAGAAATACCTTTTAGTCTATATTGAAAATAATTCAACACATGTGGTAATTCATTGGCTTCTGTTTCAGGATCGAATGTTGCGGTACAACTCACTTGATTATCAGCCCAATGGCGTTGCATAAATGCGGCTAGATTGAATTGTTCCCAAATAGACAATTCTTTAGCAGTTCTTATACCTTTGCCGACATCCACAGGAACTTCTATAACCATTGTTGAATCTTCTGAACCAAATGCAGGTTCAACTTTGTAACCTGCTTTTCTTAGTGGTTCTATTAATTCTGAATGTTTAGACACTCTAATTCTTCTTACATAAAATCTACTCTCTGGATAATGTAATCCAGGTGTTGCACCTGCCAATAATGAAACTGTACCACTTGGTTTTACACTTGTGGTTTTAATTGATTTTGGTATTGCAAACCAATCTGAATACATACAATCCCAACTTTGGATTACTTTATATCCATTTTCTAACCAATTTCTAAGTTCTTCTAATCCACGATTAGTAATAAATTGTGCAACTCCACTAACACTACAACCTATTCTACGATTTCTTAACATAACTCTATTAGTATCACTCCAATGAGTTTTACCAAGTGTAACTGTTTTCGCATACAAATACGCATACTTTAATGTACGAGCATAATCCTCATATGATTCGTGATTATCTGGAAATGTTTCTACTAAACAACATAACTCATAACTTTCTAATGATTGCTCTAAACAAGGATTGCCGCCCATTACTCTATGATCTTTATCATCTCCACCATTTTGCATACGTGAAAATCTTCTCATATTTTCTAACCACGCGAGTCCAGGTTCACCATTATCTGTAATTCTCTTACATATATCGGTGTAATCCATGCCTAACTCAGCGAATACCGAGTTATTAGAAGTCCAGCCATACATCTCTCTGTGCGGATTAACTTCATAATTTTTAAGATTTAGATATTCTTCATCATTTGGATTTCCGAATACAATTTCTGCTGTTCGTCTTACATTACCTGCCACTACACATTTTCCAATCAAATTCATAACATCAACAATTGTAGTAGTTGTGATTGGTTCACCTGTATTATCTTCTAATACATTTCTAATATCAGTATGAATTTCTTTTAGTGGTTCAGGACCTGAACTTACTCCACCAAAACCTTTAATTGGTTCTCCTGCATCTCTAATTTGATTATAATCAAACTCTACGTGAGCAGTTCCAAGAAAGTAACTCTCCAATAATAAACGAAGTGATTCTACCCAACCTTCACGAGTATCAGGTATCATATAAATTTCTTCTTTTCTATCTCTATTTACACCTTTAACTATAATTTCATCTGCACCTTTTGTATCAAAACCTACACCTACACCTAACATACTTGCATCCATAAGGAAGCAGAATGGTTTAGCATAATCTTCTTTGATTGTTGATGTAGATACAAAAGCACAATTATTTAGTGCCGCATATAACTTCTTCTCTTCGGTAATTGGTGTACCCATAGCCCATAGTCCACGACCAGGTGGTAAAAATTTCATATTAAATATTCTATCATACATCTCTTGTGCTGATGCTTGAGCTTGCCAAGCGTTCCAACCTAATTGATGGGATTCAATATGATTTTTTTGCATAGAATATGTCCCCTCAACAACTCTCTGTACAGTTTCCCACCATCTTTCATTTTTACCATTTTCTTTAATACGAGAATAAGTTCTCATATAAACTAAATCGCCTAAACCGTTAAAACCAAATGGAGGCTTTTTTCTTTTATACTTACCTACAAAATTTTCTGACAACTTAAACTTTTCCATTCAACAACTCCACATTACCATTTTAAAAACTAACGTTATGTAAATTTCACTTACACTATTAACTATAATATATATTCAAATCACTTTAAGACTTTATTCAAAACCTTCAAGTTTTTTTTCAGAGGTTTTAAAATCATCATACTTATTTTTTAGAAAGCCTGTCAACATCTCATCTGAATCCATTTTATTTGTTTGTTCCTTACCCTGCCACGAATTTCCTTCAAAAACTTCTATAGTACCAACATTAGTATTAATGTTTGCAGGATATGTAACACCATCTATACCAAATCTATTTTTAATAACATGAACTCTACCTGTATTAGCTATCTTATCAGTTGCTTTTCTACTTACTGACATAATAAAATCTGCTGTCATAACTTTACTATATGCTTCAGCAACTTTATCAGCTTCAATTACATCCTCTTCTAATGAACTTCTATTAGCTTGAGATGCAGTCCATATTGGTATATTGTACTCCCCTGCCATACCTCTTAAATCTTCATATATATTTCCCAATGCTAACCTATACTCTTTTATTCCACTAGTATCTCTTAAAATATCTGCATAGTCTACAATTATTACATCGGGAATAATACCTTGTATTTCTAATTGATTTAAATGTGCTGAAAGTGTTTGTACACTTGCACTTCTGGTTGGATAGTGTTTAATAATTAAACTACCTGATAACTTACTAACCTGTTTCTCAACTTCTTCAATACTATATTTCAAATTTGCAGTTGGTATTCCTGTTAATATAGTATCATATCTTAATCCAACATAAGATTGATTTAATTCTAAAGTATAGTGTACTGCAGTTAATCCGCTTTTAATACACCCATTTCCTATACTTTGTAACATCCACGTCTTACCAATACCAGCAGGTGCTACAATAACACCCAATTCACCTTTACCTAATCCACCATCCATAACCTCATTAATTACATCCCAGGGAGTTTTAACAGTTGACCTAGCAGATTCTTCAAATCTACTTAATACATCTTCAACATAATCATGTCCTAATTCAGCAACATTTCCTGCTTTCATAGCTTCATCAATTACTGCTTTTATTTGTTCATACTCACCAATCTGTAATAAATCTACTGATTTTAAAATTGCATTTTTTAATGCCTGATTTCTACAAAATTCAAGCATTGTTTTTTCAACAAACTCTAAATCTGTAGCCTCTCTATAATTATAAACTTCTTTAAGGTTGTGTACAACGGATGTTTTTAAAATATCACTATCTATATCACCTATTATTATTTTTAACGCTTCTAATGTTGGACTCTTTTTAAATTCTAAAAAATATTGTTTAATGTTACTAACTAACCATCTATCAGCCTCACTATCAAATATCTTTGAATCTAATATATCAAATATTGATTGTAAAAATGTTTTTCTAAATAAAAGTGAAGTAACTATTTTTTTCTGAAATGATGTTCCGAATTTACTTAATGTATCTATATTGTTATCCACTATTTTGATCTTCCCCGTACAAATCTCTGCGTACTAATTCTATTTTTTTCTTTCTATAACGGGCTACAGCCTTCTTTTTAATCAAATCTCTATTCCGTTCATAATATTCCATATTCCAACGGCGTTGAGCTTCAAGCTTTTCATCCTCAGTCTTATATATTCTTTTTCTTCCCACAATAAACTTTTATTTTTTCATATATCCATCTAACCTTAAAAAATGTTGATTAAGCCAACTATCAATATTAGGTAAATTAGTAAATAGCCTATCTTCCATAAACAACTTTTCAAAATTATACTTTTGTAACTGAGGTTTATTATTATCCAAATGATCTAATAATTTCACCTTTGTTGTTCCACTAATATCTACATCTTCAAGTTGCATTAACTTATAATTTCTATCAATCAATTCTGTATGCTCTGTTAGCTGTACTTTTAATTTATCTAAAGTATAATCTTCTTTATCTATTAGTTCAGGAAACTTCTTTATAATAGTTTTTAATCCAAATCTCGGTACACCAGTTACATTATCAGATTTATCTCCATCTAATATTTTATAATATATAAAGTTTTTAGGATGGATTTTATATTCCTCTACAACTGCATCCACATCATATAATTTTTTTCTAACTGGACTCCAAATTTTTATAGTATCTGAAACTAATTGTAAAAAATCTTTATCAGTTGACATTATTATAGATTTTTTAAATTTGTTCTTTACATAATATGCTATAACATCATCTGCTTCTATATTATCTACTGATACAACACTAATAGGTAACAACTCAAGATAATTTAATAAACGCTTTAATTGCGTTATCATATTTATTTTTTCATCATCAGAATCTAATCCTTCAGCTCTATTTACACGTATACTTCCTCTTCTACGTTCTTTATATTCTGGATAAAATTTACGGCGGCGTGTAGATCCTCCCTTACCATCAAATACTATTACAACTCGCGTTGGTGCTAACATTCGAATTGCATAACCTATACTTCTTAAAAATCCAACAATTCCTCCGACGTGAATTCCATTTTCATTAGTACTTGGGAATACACTAAAGACTCGGATAAATGTGTTTAATCCATCTATGAGAAGTACTTTATCGTCTACATCACCACCATAAATATCTACGTTTGATTTATCTTTAATCTGATTTAAAATTGATACATAATCATTAGAGTTCATCCATTCCATCCTCAGTCATCACAACATCATCAATCCCTATTTCATCCATATCATATTTTAAAATTAATTTTTCACATATCAAGTCATATAAATGTTCTTTTAAACCATCAACATCAGCAAGTAATTGCTTAAAATCTTTAGATTGAAATTTGTGTTCGTTTCCTAAATTATCAGTAAGGTTGTACCAAGCTCCAGCTTGCTTTACAAGTTTGTAATCTTTCATTACAGTTAACCAACTACCTACATCATCAATTCCACTTTCAAAATAAAGAGGGAATTCCGCTTTTCTTAACGGAGGTCCCAATCTATTTTTTATAACTTGTGAAAGAATTGTCATTCCAATAACATTCTTTTTAGCATCTTTTATTTGGCCTTTATTCTTTAACCTAACTCTTGTAGATGCATGGAATGGTAATGCCTTACCACCACTTGTAGTCCAAGGGTCACCAAACATAACACCTAATTTTTGTCTTAACTGGTTTGTAAATACTAAAGCTACTTTTTGTCTACCAATCATTTGAGTAATTTTTCTCATAGCCTTTGAAATAATAATAGCCTTAGCAGTAGCCCAACCATCTTTATCAAAATCTGCTTGCATTTCTACTTTAGTAGATGCGGCTGCTACTGAATCAACCAGAATAGTTACTAACCTATCTTTATCTGATTCTCTTACTTTAGCTACTATATGTTCTATAGCCTGAAATATATCTTCTACAGTTTCTAAATGTAAATACAACATACTACTTACATCTATTCCTATAACCTTTAAAAAATCTTGACTAACTGATGTTTCAGTATCAATATAAACTGCCACTCCACCTTTTTTCTGAGTTTCAGCTAAAATGTGTGCGCCAATTAATGATTTTCCACTTGATTCCAATCCATTGATTTCTGTAATTCTACCTACAGCAATTCCACCATTTGGCTTATTTGATATTGCTAAATCTAATAGTGTAGAACCTGTAGAAATAAATTCCTTTATATCTGTTGGTGTTCCTGCTCCACTATCTAAGAAATAAGCAACTTGATCAGTATCTTTAAATTGTTTGTTTAAATTTTCTGCTAATACAGCAGCAAGATCGTCTCTTGTACTCATATAAAACTCCTAAAATTAAAATTGGGGGATGTTTCCATCCCCCGAATTTATGTTATTAACTATTAAATAGATCGTCAAATGCATCTGCTGCGGATGAAACATTTGTAGTTTCGGCAACTGGTGCAGTAGCAGGAGCAGGTTTAGAAGTTTCTTTCGATTCTTCACCGTCATCCTCTGATTTTCCTGAGATCCAAGATTCAAGAACTGAAGTTAATTCTTCATATGATTGTTCTTTATAGATTTCATTCAAATTCTTCTGATTATTCAAAAGTTTTTCCATAAGACTTGCATCTTCTGTAATTGGAGTTTGGTTTGGTTTAACCCTAATATTTGTTTTAGGGAAAGCCGTACCGAGTTCTTCAGCAGTTTTAAACTCAACTACAATATCACGACCATTCATAGAATCTGTAATGTCAAAGTAGTCAGGATCTGTATTAATAGAAAGTAGTTCTTGATAAACTGTCTTTCCAAAACCCCAAAACTTTACACCTTCAGATTCTTGACCACGAACTACAACTGGTGCAAAAGTTCTCATTTTTGCTTCCAATTTTTTACCAATTTGATAATCATCTCTACTACCACCTTCTTTGAGTTTTTGAGAAAACTCTTCGATTGGGTCTGGACGACCGTTTGAAATTGGTGAAAGATAGTTCTTCGATCCAATTTGATAATGAAAAAACAACTCAATAAATGGGTTGTCTTTATTATGCAAATATGGTACAATCCTAATTTGGGTTTGCCCAGCGGGCGGTTTCCATAGATTGCTTACACGAGTATTTGAGTCTTGAAGTTGCGATAACCTTGCTTTGATTGCATTAATATCCATTGTTTAATCTCCTATATTATGCTTTATTTTTTATTATTCAATATGTAGTTATTTCATTATAACCTACACTAATATATATAACCTAATTCTTGAAAAATGTATTTTTTTTATTTAGCTAAAAACTTTTTATTCATTGTTTTAGCCACAGCCCCAACAGAAGTTACATCAATGAACTTTGCATCAGAACCATACATAGATATAAAATCTTCTGAATTTGAACTTCTTTCATAATCTCCACCAATGTAATAACTAAGAACACTAACACCTTTATTACGAATTTCTTTCATCATTTTTTTAGTGTGTTTAACTGCTTGTGTACTATAATACCTAATTGTAGCATTACTAAACATAGGCATTCCATCACTAAAGTTTAAAAAGTAACTCTCTTTATCATTAGAGCCTGAACTAATCTTATCCATAATAGCTTGGTAACATAATCCTTCAGGAGTAGTTCCACAAACTCTCATATATTTAAAATACTTTTTGATGTGAGCCATCTTATTTTTTCTACTGTCATAAGCCATCAAAATAGCTGGCATTTCATCATTTCTTCTACTTCCACGATTGTAAGTAGTATATCTAACTGAAACTTCAACTGACAAACCTTGAATCATTGAAGC